TTTAGACTTAGAGCCACCATCAATACCTCAAGACTTAGAAACCATATCTAAAACAAGTAGTAGTATCTTATTTGGATGGTCAGCTTCTACAGACAATATTGGTGTTGCAGGATATAAAGTTTATGTGGATGGTGCATATTTAGCATCAACAACAAATACAAGTTACAACGTTACAGGGTTATCAAGCGCTACTTCATACAACTTAAATGTACTAGCATACGATGCTAATGATAATGAAAGTGCATTAAGTGTAACCCTTAAAGAAACAACAAATTAATATGTTAAAAGATATAATAGATTTATTGAATGAAGATGATTGGCTAATATCTGACGAGGATGTATTAATAGCTAAAGGTAAATATCAATCCACTACAAACTGGAAAGAATTTAAATACAACCTAAAACAAAGAAGATTATAAAATGGCAGATTCGGATAAAGTAATATTGCTTAAAATAGAAGTCGCACAAGCACAGGCTAATGCTAATGTAAAAAAATTAGAGGCTAGTTTAAATAATCTAGATGGTAGGACTAAGGAATATACATTAACCTTAAAGAAACTTCAACTAGAGAGAGCTAAATTAGCTGATTTAAGGAAGACAGACTCTAAATCTATATCAAACTATGCTAATGAATTAGGTAATGCTAATAAACAAACAGGAGCTGCGACATCTGCTACTTTAGAATTTGGTAGGGTATTATCTGATGCTCCTTACGGAATAAGAGGTGTTGCCAACAACTTACAACAACTAGCATCTAACCTATTCTTTATGTCTAAGGGTGTTGATAATGCAACAGGAAAAACTTTAGGTTTTGGAGGAGCAATAAAATCTTTAGGGAGGAGTCTTCTTGGCCCAGCAGGTGTATTAGTCCTTTTCCAAGGTTTTATAGCCTTAATAGATTATATGTCTAATCGTACAGGTAAAGCTGAAAAACAGATAAATTTATTTAATGAGGCTTTAGTTGAAAACAGTCTTAAAGTTGAGAAAATGAAAGTCCTTGCAGCTATAGTTAATGACAATACAGCTTCTATAGAAACTCAAAAGGACGCTATGATTGACTTAAAAAAGTTAGGATTTGACCCTGCGAAAAAGAGTTTAGATGAATTCATAAAGTCTCAAGAAAAATTAGCTGTAGTAAATGCATCTATTAAAGCTGTTGAAGAATTACTTACTGATGTTTTAAAGAGAAGACTTGACCTTAATATTAAAGCAAAAAAGGAGTTTTCAGAATACTTTAAAATGTTAAACGAAGGAGCTGTAGGTATAGATATTCAAAAAGCAGTTCTAGACCAATTAAAGTTAGATAAATCAGAATTAGATAAGGAGGAGGGAGAAATAAAAAAACAATATCAAGACTTGATTACAAGAGCTTTTGACTTAACAGATGTAAAGACTAAATCTAGCATAAAAAAATTATCCCCATTTAAAAACCTTAAAGACTTTGATGAGGATGCTGAAGACTACTTAGAACAAATAAGAAGTTTAGCTAAAAAAACAGAATTGTTAAATGCAAAAACTCAAGTAGAAAAGATAGAGATAGAGAGAAAACATCATATTCAGAACCTAAAAATAAAGCATGAAGAAGACAAGGAGGAGTTTACTCAAGAATCCGAAGCATACAAGGCTAAACTTAAATTGTTTTTAGACTATCAAGTCAAGATTGGAAAAATGAGCCAAGGACAGGCTAATCAAGAATTATCGGATTTTAACATTAACATATCCAAGCAATTAGATACGATGGATGAGAATTTTCCAACACTTCTAATAAGATGGCAGAATTACTACACTAAGAAAGCAGAGGCAGCTAAGATTAGCGAAATAGGGACAATGAAGCCTTTAAAAGATAAAATTGAGGCTGAGTTTACTTTAGAAGATGGACTTAGGAAGTATATGGAACTTCAGTCCTCTATGACTAGCTTTTTAAATGGCGAATATGATAGACAACTAACTATAGAACAAAATAAAACAAATGCTTTAAATAACGAACTTAATCAAAGGCTTTTAAATGAAAATTTATCTAAAGATGAAAGAGAAAGAATACAGTTACAGATAGGTAGGAATGATGAAAAATTAAGGAAAACACAAGAGGCTATAGAGAAGAAAAGGTTTAAGTTAAATAAAGCTGCAAACATGGCTGGAGCTTTAATAAACACCTATCTTTCAGCAACCAAAGCTTATGCGTCTCAACTTATAGTAGGAGACCCTTCGTCAATTATTAGAGCTAAAATAGCCGCTGGTGTATCTATAGCAAGTGGCTTACTAAGTGTTGCTGCAATAGCAAGAACTAAGTTTCAGTCCTCTGCTGGTAGTGGAGGCACTATAGGAGCAGGTGCAGGTGGAGCAGGTAGTGGTGGAGAAGGTAGAGAATTTAACTTCAATCTAGCAGGAAGCACACAGTCAAATCAATTAACACAATCAATAGCTAGTCAGTTAAACCAACCAATACAAGCGTATGTTGTTTCTTCTGACATAACGAGCCAACAACAATTAGACTTAAACATTTCTAACACAGCAACAATAGGTTAAAATAAAAATTATGGAAGAATTAGATATTATAGAATTAATAATAGACGAAAACAACTTAGAGGATGGCATAGAGGCTATATCGCTAGTAGAGAGTCCTGCTATCGAAGAGAATTTCGTAGCATTAAGTCAGCATAAAGTAGAGTTCAAGTCTGTAGATGAGGACAAAAGAATAGTAGTTGGATTAGCTTTAGTTCCAGATAGAGAGATATTTAGAAAAAGTGGAGATTACTCTTATAAGATAATGTTCTCTAAAGAGACTGTTAAAAAAGCATCAGAGCTTTACCTTAAAAGACTAAAAAACAACAACGCAACTCTAGAACACGAATTAAGTGTAAAAGGAGTGTCTCTAATAGAGTCTTGGATAGTAGAAGACCCTAACATGGATAAAAGTAATTTATACAACCTAGATGCTCCAGAGGGTGCTTGGGCAGTAGTTATGAAGATTGACAATGATGAGATATGGGAAGATGTAAAGCTAGGTAAATATCTAGGATTTAGTATTGAGGGTTTCTTTAGTAAAAAGGAGGAGAAATTAATGGAGTATCCTCACACAATGTATGACCCTAAGACTGGTGAAAGCATTGAAATAACAACTAAAGAAGAACATGAGGAATACACTAAGAAAGGTTGGGTACATAGTAGTGATTACAACGAACAGGATTTAAAGTCCTATACAGATTACCCGCAAGCAGCAAGAAACAACGCAAAGAGAGCTTTAAAATGGAAAAAAGAGAATGGTAGTTCTTGTGGAACTCCTGTAGGTTGGACTAGAGCATCTCAATTAGCCAGTGGTAAGTCATTGTCAAGAGATACTATAGCAAGAATGGCGTCATTTAAAAGGCATCAGCAACACAAAGATGTACCATACTCAGAAGGTTGTGGTGGTATTATGTGGGATGCTTGGGGAGGTAGTGCAGGTGTTAATTGGGCGATAAGCAAAATGAAGGAACTATCCCTGTCTGATGAAAACGAAGAGGCTTTAGATACGTTAAATAAATTACTAAACAAACTAAAAGATGAATAGAAGAGAAAAAGAAGAATGGAGTAGAACTTCTCCAAAGAATAAAAGAAGAGGCTGTCTATGCAAAGACGGAAATAGATACAGTAGAGAGTGTTGTAATGGTAAGATGATTAATCAAGGTATAGGTAATATTTAATCAAAAATACAACAATATTTACTTTACTAGTTATTAGTGTTATAGAGTTAATAATAATTAAACTTAATTTATGAAAAGTCCAAAAGAAATTGTAGATGCCTTTAAAAGCATTTTACTTTCTTCTGAAGAAGTAATTAAACAGCCTGTAGAAGAGGTTGTTGAGTTAGCTGAAGAAGAAGTTATTGAAGAAGCTCCTGTAGTTGAAGAAGAAGTTATTTCTGAAGATTCAGACATTGAATCATTAAACAAGAAGTACGAATCTTTATACGAAGAGTTAACTTCATTAAGAGCTTCTCTTAAGCAGATGATGGAAATCGTATCTCCTACAGAAGAAAAAGACGTTCCTGCTGAATTATCAAAGCAAGAAGTAGTAGCTGAGGAAGTAACTGAACTATCTGTTGAGTCAGAAGAAATAGTACATTCCCCAGAAGCTCAAGTAGAGCAAAAGAAACAACACCTTTACTCACAGAGTAGACCAAAAACCGTAAAACACTCAATTTATAACAAATTATTTAATAAATAAAAAATGGCAACAACAACTTCAATTACAACAACTTATGCAGGAGAAAAAGCAGCAGGGTATATCTCAGCAGCACTATTATCTGCAAATACTATCGAGAACGGTGGTATTACTGTTAAACCTAATGTAAAGTTCAAGCAAGTAATCAAAAGACTTTCTACCACAGACTTAATCGCTGATGGAAGTTGTGATTTCGCTGCAACTGATACTGTTACTTTAGACGAGAAAATTTTACAACCAGAAGAATTCCAAGTTAACTTAAACTTGTGTAAGACTGACTTTAGAGACGATTGGGATGCAATATCTATGGGATATTCTGCATTTGACAATCTACCTCCATCTTTCCAAGAGTTTTTAATCGCTGAGATTATCGCTAAGATAGCTGAAAAGAATGAGAGTAATATATGGATGGGTGCTACGGCAGTCGCAGGACAATTTGATGGATTAGTCGCTTTAGCTACTGCTGATGCAACTGTTATTGATGTAACAGGAGTTTCTACTGGTGCTGGTGGTATAACTTCTGCTAACGTAATAGCTGAATTAGGTAAAGCAACAGACGCTATGCCTGCTGCATTATACGGAAAGCCAGATGTAAGATTATACGTTGCACAGAATGTGTATAAAGCTTATGTAAGAGCTTTAGGTGGATTTGGTGCTGATGGACTTGGTGCTAATGGTTACGAAGGTAAAGGAAACAATCAAAGCATCTCTGGATTGATGTTTGATGGAGTTCAGATTTTCTTAGCTCAAGGATTAGACCCTAACTATATGTATTTAACTGAAACATCTAACATTTTCTTTGGAACTGGACTTTTATCAGACCATAATGAAGTTAAAGTATTGGATATGAGCGACTTAGACGGAAGTCAGAATGTACGTTTCGTAATGAGATTTACAGCTGGTGTACAACATGGATTTGGTTCAGACATCGTTCTTTACACTCCAGTTGCATAATTAAATTAATTATTAATAATAATCCCTCTTCTTAATTGAGGAGGGAATATTTAAAACCCAATATAAAAATGGCTTGTGATTTAACATTAGGAAGAAAAGAAGTATGTAAGGATTCGGTTGGAGGTATAAAAGCCATCTACTTTTCGAATTTTGCAGATACTACTCCTGCTAGTTACACATTTGATTCTACTAATACAGACGCTATTGAGGCTGTAACAGGAACACCAAATGCTTTCAAGTATGAAGTAAGAGATGCTTCTTCTTTCACGCAAAATATTCAGACTAGTGCTGATACAGGAACTACTGCTTTTGAGCAGGTAATAGAATTAACATTAAAAAAGTTAACTATTACAGACAATAAGGAATTAAAATTAATTTCTTATGGTAGACCAAGAGTTATTATTGAAGACCAAAATGGAAACTTCTTTTTAGCTGGATTTGAAAATGGTTGTCAAGTAACCGCTGGTACTATCGTAACAGGACAAGCAATGAATGACCTTAGTGGTTATACATTAACTTTAACTGGAATGGAAAAGAAGCCTGCAAACTTTTTAGAATCTGACCCTGCAACTATAGGATTTACAGTTGTAGTTCAAGCGTAATTATTCAATATTTTATTTACTTTTAGTTAAGGTCTACTTCGGTAGACCTTTTCTTTTGTAATAAAAACAAAAAACAGTATTTCCGTTATAAGTTTATGATTAGATTATTACCAGTATCAACATCACAAACATTCTCTATTTTACCTAGAACATTAGACGTTACAAGTATAGATGCGACTATAAGAGAGGATGGAACAGGGGAGTCTGTATTATTTACAAATGTTACTGCTGTTGTTAATGGTGATTACATAGACATAACACTATCTTCAGATAAGTTTATAGCAGAAAGAGCTTATGTGTTAGAAATGACTAGAGGTTCTAATCTATGGTATAGAGATAAGATATACGTTACAAGTCAAATTAATACGGACATCTATCACACTATAAGTACGGATTACTATAAAGAAAACGATACTGATGGTGATGACAAATACATAACAATATAATGAGTAAAAGAATAAACATTAATAAGAATTACTTATCAAATAATCCTAAGAAATACACTAAGAACTTTAGTGTTGTAGAGCTGTCGACATATCAAATGCCAAAAGCAGTTGAAAGAAAGGGTGATAATTGGGTTACTTGGGGAGAAGATAATAATTATTTTGGTAGACTAATAGACTTAAATTTAGGTAGTCCAACAAACTCTAGGTGTATTAAGGGTATTTCTGATATGATTTATGGTAGAGGTCTTGCGTGTACTGATAGCAAAGAGAAGCCTTTAGAGTGGGCAGAAGCTCAGTTAATATTCAAACCTAAAGATGTAAAGAGAATAGTAAACGATAGAAAAGAGCTAGGTATGGCTGCTATACAAGTTGTTTACAATAGAACAAAGAAAAGAGTACTTAAAGCATTACACTTTCCTATAGAAACTCTTAGAGCTGAGAAAGCGACAGATGGAGTAATAAAGGCTTGGTATTATCACCCTAATTGGGCAGAATACAAGAAAGGAGACAAGCCTAAAAGAATACCTGCTTTTGGACAAGGTGGAAAGAAAGAAACTTCAGAGATATTTGTATCTAAACCTTATCAAAGTGGGTTTTGGTA